GGGTCTAAGTAAGCTCCTACAGATATCTTGTGGTGCAGTGTACTCAGATACAGGTGGGGTACTAGACTTCGACGCTAAAAATAGACTGGATGAAATGATAGCAGCGGTTACGGAGGCTGTACAAAAGACGATAGTATTCGTCCCCTTCAGACATGCCATAACGCGGGTGAAAGAACAACTAGAACAGGACAGCATCACTGCGGAAGTGATTAATGGGGACGTGTCTGTAAGGGCTAGAACAGGTATCATTCGTCGGTTTCAGGAGGATGTAGATCCACGGGTGCTGGTTATCCAACCTCAAAGTGCATCGCACGGTATTACACTCACAGCAGCTGATACGATTGTGTGGTTTGGGCCTATAGCATCGGTAGAGACATGGCTTCAGGCTAACGAGCGGATAAACCGCCCATCCCAGAAAAACAAGATGACGGTAATAAAACTCTGCGGTTCCCCGGTAGAGCGTAAAGTTTATAGGGCATTGGAGGCAAAGGAGGCTGCGCAGAGAAATCTGACAGCATTATACGAAGCGGAAATATACGAGGCTTAATATGGCGAGCAATAAGAGTGACATGATTAGGAGCTACATAGACTTACGAGACGCCCGTTCTCTCCTCAAGAAGAAATACACGGTTAAGGACAACATACTCTCAGATAGGATGAAGGTAATAGAAGGTGAGCTTTTAGACGAGCTAGAGGACAACGGGTTAACGAGCATGAAGACGGTTGAAGGTATCGCGTTCAGGACTACACAGACACGGTACTGGGCCCCGGATCGTACAGCATTCGAGCAGTTTGTTGTGCAGAACGATGCACTAGGGTTGTTTGAAGGTAGGCTGAATCAGACGAATATGCGTGCTTTCATAGCTGAGAACCCAGACATAGTACCCCCAGTAGCAGCAGACAGTAGATACAAACTCACTATCCGAAGAGGTAAAAGCAATGGTTGACGAAAGGCTACTGACAACACAGGAAGCAGCAGAATTTATGGGAGTATCTAAAAGCTTTCTGTATGTCATGAGGCATAATGACGAACTACCCCATGTAATGATGGGCCGAAAGGTAATGTACCGGAAGGAAGCGCTAATCCAGTACATCGATTCTAAAGAGCAAGTTAAACAAGCAAGTGATGGAGAAAAATCATGACTGAAAAGTCCTTATTTAAGGTTGAAGGCGCGAAGCTCCCAGATTATTTGACTGGAGAGTTGGACGATATTGCTAAGTCCATAGTAGGACCGAGCCGTACAGGTGGGAAGCACATCAGTATTAAAGGTAGTGTGTTTCGCCAGTACATTGATGGTGAAGAGAAGAAGGTTAGCGAAGACCGTGCTATGAATGTAGTTATCATTAACTGCTCTACCCATGTACAACGCACTTTTTATGCTGATGTGTACGAAGAAGGGGCTGGCACTCCTCCCGCATGTTGGTCAGAGGATGGCATGGTTCCACACAACACTGTGCCCGCCAAGCAATCTGAGTCTTGTGCAGTCTGTGAAAAGAATATCGCGGGGTCAGGTCGTGGAACTTCAAGGGCCTGCAAGTATTCGCGGAGGGTCGCAGTTGTCCTAGAAGGGGACCTCTCTGGGTATGTGTACGCTATGCAGTTTCCAGCAACCACTATATTCGGTAAAGGGGAACCTAAAAAGCTTCCGTTCGAGCAGTATATTAAGGCACTAGCTGAGAAGCGGGTTCCTGTGACTGCTGTGGTTACTGAGATCAAGTTCGATCCCAGCTCTGCTACACCCAAGCTCACATTCCGAGCAATTAAACCTTTAGAGGCTGACGAATGGGCTCTATGCGGTAAGCAGGGAGCGACGGAAGACGCTGTAACGGCTGTAGAAGCGCCCAAGTACGCGCAATGGATTGCTTCGAAGGACACAGGAGACCCAGAAACAACACCGGAGCCGGTGGCAGTTGCAGAGACTCCTACTAAACGGGCCAAGATTGCACCTGTCCCAATCGCTAAGAATAAAATCGAGGCGGAACTTGATGGGTGGGACGACTAGCACCTAAAACCAGAGGGCTATGCGGACATTTTATTTATGCAAGGTCGAATGTCGATGTCCGTTTTAGCTCTCAAACATGGATGGTGCTATGGACATCAAAGAAACTGCGAAAGCAAAGAAATTTCTGGAGGTAGTCCTAGCAGATGAAGGTTACTACTGTGTATTAGGACTATCTGGGGGAAAGCCTAGCCAAACATTCGTCTCCACTATAGATGCACTCGTTAGCAAAGCTACGAGCATAGCTAAGGAGAAGAGAGACGCGTTCTACGGGTTGGCTACATACTTAACCCCGAAGAATCGAACGGGAGAGAATGCCAAAAGTGTAAAGAGTGTGTGGTTGGATGTAGATTGCGGCCCAGATAAACCATATACAACCTACGTAGAGGGTTATAAAGCAGTTAAGGCGTTTACAGAAGCCTATAAACTACCTAACCCGTGGGTAGTGCGATCCGGGTTGGGACTGCACATATACTGGCCGTTCACTAGGGTACTAGAGCCCGATGATTGGCACCCTATAGCTAGGGCCTTAAAGGCTGCGTGTAAAGAACACGGCTTAGAGGCTGATCCTCTACCCACTACAGATATTGCACGTGTACTGCGTGTGCCCGGAACTTTTAACTACAAGAATTCTCCGGTACAAGTACAAGTACTCAGGCGGGGGGATGTCAGTGACCCTGATATATTCAAACCTCTCCTCCCTGCGACCGCACCAGCGGCGTTACCCACAGCACCTGTAGTAGCTTCAACAGACGATAGTTGGAAAGATGATGTAACTAAGAGACTGCTGGAGGATATGAACTCCAGAGTAAACAGCTTCAAAGCTATCCTCAAGAAGAGTCGTAATGGTAAAGGGTGTGCGCAGATACTGACTGCTGTACGCAATAGAAACGCGGTATCCGAACCCCTGTGGCGTGCATGTCTATCCGTAGTATACCTATGTCGCAACCACGAGGTGAACGTCCAACGCATCTCCGAGGGGTATGAAGGTAAGAACAAAAACTATACTGTGGATGAAACAGCACTTAAAGCCGTCGGAACTAAGTGTATGCCCCACGGGTGTATGCAGTTTGAAGATCATGGGTTTAAAGATGATAAGGGGGAGTCTCTATGTCTGTCGTGTGTAAATAGGGGGAAGATAAAAACCCCCCTCTCGCTGGGGAGGGATGAAAAAAGTAAAGAACTCATCGAAGCAGCCCTTGCACCACCACCTATAGAGGGGGAAGTGGCGTCTACCACCCCCATGGGTTTCCCCACCGCTCACAACTACATAATCAAGACCGACGACCGTGGTCGCAAGTCCATACATCGCACTATGCCCGGTCCCGAAGAGAAAGACATACTCATCTACTCTCACTGGTTAATCGTCACAAATCGATACACGGACATACGGGACGGGGAAAATATAGTTGTAACACACCAGCTCCCCCACGACGATTTGCAAGAGTTCGTCGTCCCCCTAAAGACTATTTACACCTCAGAATTTAAAGAAACCCTTGCATCGAACGGGATAATAGGGTCACCAAAGGAGATACAGCTAGTGATTACATATATAACTAAGTACACCCAAGAACTGCAAAAGTTGAGGAGGGCTAGGAAAACATTTCAGCATTTTGGGTGGGTAGCGTGGGAAACCGACTCTGCTAGTTTTCTAGTTGGACGACAACTATTTAGACCTCACAAAAAACCTGAAGACACCCCCTTCTCCACATACACCGAACGATACGGGCCGGATATGCATCAGATGGGGTCTATGGATAAATGGAAAGAGCTAGTCCAAACCGTAGTGGAAGACTGCCCAGAACGATTATTCGGTTTTACTTTTCATGTGGGCTCACCGTTGATGGTATTTTCTAGGTTGTACGGCACGGCAGTAAATTTCGTCAGTAACAAATCCGGTACAGGTAAGTCCGCTGTGCTGAGCGCTCAGGCGTCAATATGGGGTTTCCCCGGAAAGCTTGTGATAAAAGCAAAAGACACCGATAACTCACTTGAACTCATATACGGTATATTCCACTCTCTGGGGACTAGTGTCGATGAAATGACTGAACGCGCCCCCAAGGAAATCTCTAAATCACTACTACAGATTTCAGATGGGAAAGGGAAACAACGTATGTATGGCTCTAGAGACCAACTACGCCCAAACATCACCAGCTGGGCGCAAGGGTATACATACACTAGCAACTTGCGCTTCGCTATAAAGATGCAGGAGGGGGGCGCGCAAGGAATGCAAGGCAAGCTCAATCGAATAATCGAGATAGATCTAACCACACCGCTTAAAGGCGGTAAAGCCGCTGTTAGAGATCTCAACCTGAATTACGGAATGGCAGGGGTTATATATGCTCAGTGGTTGGTAGAAAATCTGGACCTCGCTAAAGAGTTGTTCTATGAGGAAGAGGATAATCTAGCCAAGCTCATCAACATCTCAGAGGAAGGGCATGAACGGTACTGGATAGCTGCTGGGGCTATGTCTATAGTAGGGGCCAAGATATTTAACAGACTGTTCGACTTTGAATTCGATGTGAAGGGGCTACGTTCTTACGTGAGTAACGTAATCATAGTCACTAGGAAAAGCTCTTACGCTATAAATGTAAACCCTGTAGACGTCATAAACGAATATATAACGGAACATTGGCATCTTGCACTTACCATAGACGTAAGTGGCAAAAACCCTAAACACCCCGAACATGCAACCAGTGATGGTACAAGTGTACTCACTGCTCCTCCACATGCTAGAGGAGTTAGAATCAGGGATGAGATCGATGCAGCCGCCGGGCAAACCGTGCGCTATATAGGGAAGTCCCACTTCAACCAGTGGTGCACCAAACAGAAAGCTAACATCGACGGGCAGACAATTATGATCTCCCCAGACCTCGGGGCAAAAGGGGGGCTTACATTTGGAGGGACGCAGTCTAAACGGTTAACGGAAGGACTAATCCCCGGAGCAGGGACTAAGATCGCTTGCTATCAACTCCTTATACCTCAGAGCGATAAAAAAACAGTCCCAACTACAGAGCATGGCACTTGAATGGGATTACACACGTGCCCTACATGTAATGCACGTAGGAGATAGTTTCTTCATCCCTACTTTAGACACCGCTAAAGTGCGTCGAGAAGTGCGAAAGGCTGCTGCCGTAACGGGCTGTCACATCAAGATACACCCTGAGACAAAACATCACGTTCGGGGGTTGCGCATATGGAAAGTTACCTGATAGAATCGAAGCTGATGGGGCTGCTCACCTCATCTTGTTCCTCGTGTAGGGCGCAGTGTACCACCTCCGTACACTATCGCGCCCAATCTTCCCCCCGACCTCCTCGGGGGGGTTTTTTTACTAAGGAGATAAAATGTACGACGACCCTGGTGACATGATTAAAGACAGAATACTTGCAGCGACCCCACGATCTCCAATAGCTGTATTCGAAATAAGCAATATCATTAACAGAAAGGAGAGTGGGCACCGACTAAAAGCTGTATTCGGTGCTACTGTAGCCACCAACATGCTAATCCGGAATATGGCGTACGGTGAGTCAATGCCTTACGGGTTCAAATCTAAGCTATCAGACACCCCAAAAGGCGTCATAAGGTATAGAAAATACCTAGGTCTGTTCCACAAAGGCACCCTAAAGAAGTACGAGGGTATGTTAAAGGACGGCACTCGCGCCTATAAGCTATTCGGGTCTACGTAGCACTGGTCGAGTCATAGGTGTGGACGAGTTGCTTCAAGTAGAACTCGGCTTTTAATACATCTTGCGCCCCGTGCCCCTTATGGTCCATCCGCCACAAGTATTTCATAACCTGAGCCTTTAGAAATCCTTGATATTGGGTCTCGGTCAAACTTGCTTTTATAGCGTCGATGCATTCAATCTCCCCCTGCGTGTAGTGCTGGGGGTGGTTTACAGGATCATAAATT